GATATTAATGTCTTAGTTAATCGTGACCAGGCTAATGCTAACGTAGCAGATGCAACCAAGCAGGATATGTTAAATCAGATGAAGAATGTTAGGAACATGCCGACTACTGCCAGTGGGGCGAACAGTGCGCCAGACAATCAAAATCCAGATGATGGAATCTTTGATTCATTATTGGGCACTGATTCGGAGTTAGATAACCTGTTTAGCAGTTAGTATATAGCGGCTATACAGATAACAAGAAAGGAAGGTTAGCTTTATGGCTGATTCGTTTAATCTAAGTACGTATACGGATCAAGGTATAGGTTCTTCCGATTCTACTAACTATAGTAACCCAAGATATGGGCCAGATCTCGATACTGGCGATCTTAGACGGAAGTTTAATTTCGGTGATCGAGTTTCTGAGCTAGCATTAGCACAAGACCCATTCTTTCGGTTTGTTAGTAAAGTTTCGAAGAAACCTACAGATGATCCGCGTTTTAAGTTCACTGAAAGACGAGGCTCCTGGTCAAAGCGTTATGCTTATCCAACAGCTTACTCACATGATGATACTACATATGATGTAGATGGTACATTGTCAAGTGATGTAAAAGGTGCTATGGATACTGCAGGAGACACGTTTTATGTGAAAATGGCAGGCGATTACTTAACAGAAGGCAATGTATCAAATGTGTTTAATCAGACTAATACCGATGCAATTATCGGTGGTGCTGGAACACAGCCCAACTTCTATATGGAAGGGCAATTGATCAAACTACCAATAGCAAATGTTGTTAGTAGTGCTCCTGTTGATTATTGTATCGCTAAAATCTCAACTGTAACACTATCTGGTGCTTATAGTGCCGCTACTCAAGCTGGACATGAGTATGCAAAACTAAAATGTAAGGTAATCAAACCTGCATCAACTGCAACGGGCAATTATTTTGCTCCTCGTGTAGCTGCTGCTGGGTCTGCTGAAAATACATTTGGTATTGCTACCCATTATCTAGCAGGTGCTGTAACTACTCAGACAAATGAGGGCGTTGGTGCAGCTCAGTCTGTTTTGGATAGTATGAGATCATACATTGTAGGTAGCTCATTTGGTGAAGGAACTGGTTATCCAGAAACTTGGAAAGACCAGCCCTTTGTTACTGGCTATGGACAAACACAGATCTGGAAAACTAGTATGGCAATGAGCAATACTGCTCGTGCTACACAGCTCCGTTACGAGCCAAATGAATGGCAACGTATCTGGAAAGAAAAGCTGATTGAGCACAAGTGGGATATTGAACAGTCTTTATTGTTCGGCTCACAATACTCAGATTCAGATGGTGTTGGACATACTCAGGGTGCAGTTGACTACATCGTTAACAATGGTAATATCTTTAGTTGGTCTACGTCTAAAAACACAGATGACTTTCTAGATGATATGTCAAACTACTTGGATCCACGTTATAATAACTCAAGTGCAACAGTTTATTTCTGTTCAACTGATGTTTATAACTGGTTCCATAAATTAGGTGGATATGCCTTGCAGAACTTAAAGACTGATGGTCTTGGAGCTTCTGTTGGTAAATACTATACATCTGATTTAGCTGTAGCTGGGCGTAAGAAAGTTCTAGGTTTGGATACTACAACTGTTAACACCGTTCATGGTGATATCAATGTAGTGCGTAATATCCACTTAGATGGTACCAGTGTTAAGATCCTTGGTATAAACATGAACTATTGTAAGTATCGTCCTCTAGCAGGCAACGGTATCAACAGAGACACTTCTGTTTACGTCGGAGTTCAGACGTTAGAAAACAGTGGTGTTGACCGTCGAGTTGATCAAATCTTAACAGAAGCTGGTATGGAATGGTCAATGCCTGAATGCCACGCTATCTGGAAATAAGGGGGTTAAGTTATGGCTAATCCATTTTATGGACAGAATAAAGCAGACGATGCAGTTGATTGGGCAAAGAATGCATGCAGTGGTGATGCTTTTGGTACAGTAGAAGTTGCTGGTGATAATGAGCAATATGGTACTGCTGCCAATCCCATGAGCAAATCAGACCTAAACAGGACTATTGTTAATGGGCACACTAATGGCTTCGATATGTGGCTTCCATCAATTTCTGCAGCAGATGCAGGAATGTGGTTGAAAGTCCAATGTGGAGTTGCTTCTGGTGGAGCTTCTATCATAATAACCGCAGCTAGCGGTGATTTGCTTGTAGGTAATGTATTTAATACAAAAGCTGCAGATGCTGTCGCCAATAGAGTTTATTTTGCGGCTGATGGAAGTGATGATCTTATACTTACTTTAGATGGGACTACTACAGGAGGCCTTATTGGCTCTGAAGTGTTCTTGCAAGTAAATAAAGATGGTTACTGGAATGTTAGTGGGCAATTAAATGCTAGTGGTTCACAAGCCACTCCGTTTACTTAAACTGCAAAGCTGATTAATCTACCCCTGGATTCTACCTTAGGTTCAATCTGGGGGTGGGTTATGATTAGGGAGATTTAATGGCAACTTGGAATGAGCTTATCAATGATAGGTTAGGGACTTTTACAATAGCTGATAATGCTGCTGCAATAGCTGATACTGCTGGTGTAGATATGTTTCTTAATGATGGGGTAAGGGATATAATTGAGCAATGTAGAACATACAAGCCTCAATTACTTCCTCTATTTACAGCTACTACAACTCAGGTTGGGGATAATACCATAGCAGCAAGGCCTAATATAGATATATTAAAGGTAACAGCTACAACTAGTAGTGTGGAATATTTTGCAAGATATGTTAGTTCTGAAGAGATAGTGAAATCAATTATTCCTGGTAGCATTCACGCAGCTACTTCAGAAGATCCTATATGGAGTATTATAGATGGTACTATTACAGTGCTTCCAGCTGATGCTACTAATTATAAATTTACAGAGATAACTGCTACAACAACTATGGATGCTAGTGCTGCTACAAGTACAAGTAATCCAAGTAACTTTCCAGCAGACTTGCATTATCTTTTAGCTATGTATGGAGCTATTAAAGTATTACAGTATATAGCAGCTACTAAAGCTGATGATGCTGTTAATAATATTGCTACAGCAGTTACTAAAATAGGCGAACTATCAAGTGCTACTGCAGATGCAGGAGATTTAACAGACATTCAAGATGCATTGGATAAGGCACAGGCACTAGTTGATGAGACTTCAATGGGTGGAGGTGAAGAATCTCAGAATGCCCAATATTGGCTTTTAGATGAGGACACAGATATGGTTAGTTCTACAATCAGTGTTGCAGCTCAGGAAATATCTAGAGCCAGCACAATAATGGCTGCTATGGATAAGAAAACTGGTATAACAAAAAGCTATACAGATACTGTTGATGTTTTAATAAAGGCTATCCAGGGTATTTTAACCGTAGCCTCTTCACTACAGGGAGAGTATATGGCATTTTTCAAGAAAGATGAAAAGGGAGGTGAAGGTGAAGCTTAAGGAAATGATAGAGCTTGTGAAACAACATCATCCTGGTATGGGTAATACTGAGATAGTAAAACTTTTAAATAGAGCTATGGATGATTTCTCTCATGAAACAAGAATTGTAAAAGATTTATATGAATTTGATTTAGTAAAAAACCAGAGATACTATAAGTTAAATCCTAATATTATAGAGATAACTGAGGTACATTATGATTCTGGTAGTGCTAAAGGTAAGAAAATACCAATGCTAACTGGTGGTAGACCAGTAGAAAAGGATATAACGTAATGGCTGTACAACCAACCTATCCACATGATATAACAAAACTTTATGTATGGTGGGTAGATCGTAGACAGATTGCAATTGCCTATCACGATTTAGACGATGGTAATAGTGGTTATAATGGAGAATTTCTATCTCCAATAGTAGGTTATGATGCAAAGATTGTTGATACCAGTATAGCTTTTAATGATGGTGGAGGTGGAGGTGGAACAGATCTTATAACTGATGCTAATAATAACTTTTTAAATGCTGGGTTTGAAGTACTTCAAGAGATAACTGTATCTGGGAGTGCTAGTAATAATATTACAGGAACTATAACAGCGGTTGAAGCTGGTCAAATAACTATGGCTGCTGCAACACTAAACTCAACTGAATCTGCTGGAGAACAGGTAGCTATTGTATCTGGTACTGGTGTTACTGTTAGAATGTATGTTACTAAGAGGGCTGAAGTTTTAGATAAGTCTTCAGAATTTGAGTCTAATGGTCAGTTTATTACATCAAGTTTGGATGATGAACCAGAGTTTCCAGAACAATTCCATGAAGCTTTAGTACATAATGTTATTGCTAAAGGATATGAGATGATTCCATCTAAAGAATCGTTTACTGCTGCTGCATATTGGTATGCCAAGTATTTTGAGTTCTTAAAGAAGGGCAAGGCCTTTGCTGATAATAACCAAGTATATGGATCTAGGAAAGTTATGGTTAATCCAACTATAGGAATAATATAGTGAGAAAGATTGTACTTGGTCAGGATATTTCAGTACTTGGGAACTTAGATATATCTATGCCTACTATTACAACTTCAATAATTGCTATTAGCTTTGCTCTTTTAGACTTTGCAGAGAGAGCGTCATTTATTCAAATATCAGATCAAAAGTTTACAAAGTCTAATTATAAATTTAATCAAATGGAGAGAGTAAAGTCTCCAAGCAAACTCTATCAAACTGGTAATGTTAGTGATCTTGTTAAAAATAGAAGGGGTCTAGCAGGTAAGGTTACAAATAATGCATACCTTACGGACCCTGGTACAGCTCCTCCAGTTGGAGTTAACGGGCTTATATGGAATCAGATGCTTCTTGATAAATGGGATGAAGAAGATCGCAAATGGGAGGATATAGGCTTTTAATGGCTACTTTAACAGATAAAACAGTCGCGAACACATATGATCAATTATGGTTTAGAGGTGCTACACAACCAGGGGCTACTGATAATGCAGTTCAGGTACTGACAACAGAAAATGATGGTACTGATGATTTAGCAACTCCTCTTTATTTAGGTACTGCTAGGATTGGAATAGGTACATCTAGTCCTACAGTAGAGCTTGATGTTACAGGTGCTACAGCTATAAGTGGTGCACTAACTGTTGGTGGTAATATAGACTTTAATTCTGGAACAATAGATACATCAACTCAAACAGTTACGGTAGAGCTTAATCAAGCAGCAAACTCATTTACATTTGATGGACAGAATGATGATATACTTTCCGTAGATGGAGCTAATAATAGAGTCGGTATTGGGACTGCTGAACCAGCAACTCCATTACACGTTGTTCAAGGAAATGTTCAAGCATGTGCCAAGTTTGAAAATGAACATGCTAACGGATGTACAATACAAATAGAAAATGATGACGGTTCTGGTGGAGATGTAGATACAGGTTTTATAACCGTAGATGGAAATGGTGGTGCTGGTAAAATGTCTCTTGGGTTTATAGGTGGAGCACCACACGCTCAAAATTTAAATATATTAGCTAATGGCAATGTCGGTATTGGGACTGCTGCTCCAGAAAGTACACTTTCTATTTTTTCAGCAGACGCTACTACAATAGATACTACTCCTTCTACAAATTCAAATACAGGTTCAGATTATGGGTTATTTATACAAAATTCTAGTAATGTTCAGTATTCTTTTGCGGGTATAGCATTTGATTGTTCTACTGAAGTAGATAATAATAGCACATCTGCCTCAATAGCAGCAGTTCGTATGCAATCAGGAACAGCGTCTCATCATAATGCTTCTCTAACTTTTAATACAAATGATGGAGATGTTAATTCAGACCAGAAATTATTCGAGAGAATGAGGATACAAGATGATGGCAATGTCGGTATTGGGACTACTTCACCAGCAACCGAATTGGAAATTGGAGATATAGATAAGAATAGTGCTACTGTTTTACGTCTATCAACTAATGCCAATTATGACCAAAAAATTGAATTTGCTAATAGCCCTAA